TCGCTATTTTTTCATCAAATATAAATGACATATTATTTTACTTTTCTATTTAGAAAATCAGATTTAATTTTATTTAAATCTAATATTGCGTAGTTGTTTCCAGAGCTTGTGAAATTTCCATCAATAACATAACCAGCATCACCTTTACTTGGATGGTTATACATTGTAATTAAATACTTACCATAACCTACGCTGATTAAATAAGGATCTCCACCTTCAAAAATATTTACATCTACTACAGATCCGTCTCTTGTTCTTCCAACTAATTTTCCAGGTAATTCCATATCATCAACTGTGACAGTTGTAGCTTTACTTAACATGTTTGGATTTTCTTTTACAAACTCAATAATATTATCAAAATCGTCTCTCTCTAACCAAGCTGGTACGTGTACATCATAACCATTATATTTCTCTACTCCGCCTTTATCTCCGTTTTGACCAATAGCTAATTCCATAGCTTTTACGTAAGTTGCTCTATGAAATACACCAGCTTTACCTTTACCCGATCTAAACATCATGCTTGCATAAATGTTATCAGCAAACTGTACTGTACTTTCTAATGTTTTTAGATTGTTTGGAAATACACCTCTGTATTTTTCAACAATCGGATCTTTGTCTGTATCAGATATTTTAATATCAATGTTTTTATTTTTTTGAATAAAGTAACCATCTAGCGCCATGTCGATCCCCGGGTTAACACTATCAATTAACATCAGACCACCAATGTGAGCTAAAAACTCATTGTCTTTTGAAAGCTCAGCAAAAGCCATTGGAGCGTTTTCTCCAAAACCTTCAACCATAAGAGTAGCTAAAGATTTAAACTGTTCTTTATTAGTAAATGAATTAGTTAAATTAGTAAGCTCAGATTTTTCTGCAAGTGTAAAAAATTTAGTTTCAGATCCATAAATTGTAGATACTGCTTTTGCTATAGCTGATCTATTTTCCATTACTTTTTTAAAAGCTTGTGTATTTTCTGCTGTTGGATTTAGCATATAATCTTTAATATTTAATCCATCTAAACTTATATAACCTCTTTTATTAGCTGCTGATAATGCATCATTTTTTAATTCTGTATCAAGTCTGTTTAAATAATTATTTATAAAAGTATATTTTTTAAATGCTTCTGTAGATGTACCATCGCCTTGATCTGCTGCCTGCATGTTAACTTCTGCTTTCATTAACTCAGCTTTTATTTCAGATCTTGACATAGAGTTAAGAGCTTCAGCTAATAAATAATTTTCTTTTATATTTTTAATTTTTGTAAGTTGTGTTTGATTATTATGTATAGTTGCGTGTGTTTCGTATTTAGCTAATTCTGTTTCGCTATACTTAATACCATTCTCAGATTGTTTAAGCATAGTTTTTAAGCCATCCGTAACAGCTGCGTTTTGTGAAGTAGAATTTGTTTTGTTTAATTTTAACAAAGCATCGTAGTTTTCTTTTGTAATTAATTTATCTGCTTTAGCTCTTTTTAAAACACCGCTAGGATCTGTTTTAAGATCTCTTTTGTATTCAGACATTTTAAGATTTATTCTGTATTTATTTACTAATTCATCTTTCTTACCACCATAAAGATCTATAGCTTCTTGAGTTTCTAAATTATTAAATATTTGTGTTCTTGCAATAATTCTTTCATTCTCGGTTTGACCATAAATAGCTTGCTTAGTAAGAACGTCTAGATCTTGTTCAAATAATTTTTTGTGATTAGTAATTAAATTATTATGAGATTTTAATTTTATAGATGACAGATCTTTAATATTTTCTGTTTGTATCCAGTTATTATATAATTTTTTTGTATATCTGTGTTTGAAGTTATTAGATAAATTATCATTAATAGTCTTTACACCATTTTTATAATAAGCTTCTGCTTCTTTAGGATCATCAAATTGTTCAGCTGTATATCTTAATTTAGCTATACCATCAAAACTGTCGTTACCATTTATTACAGTATCTTTAGTTTTTAAAACTTCATTTCTTGAATTTTCTTCTTCAAGCTTAGCTTCATAATTTACAACAGATCTACCAAATTTTTTAACAGCTCCACCAAACTCTTTAGCTAAACCAGGGTTCATTCTTACGTTACTTTCTACAGCTGCAGTTTTTTCTGTGGGTCTAACTTGTGATGTTCTAATTTTAATAGACATTAACTTTATCCTTTAAATGTTCCGTAATCTGTTAATAGACTAGATCCAGCTTCAAAGTATGATGCTGTTCTTCTTACTTTACCTTCGTACTGAGCAATCATACCTGCATTACGATCTAGAATAGCTTGATTTTCTAATTGTTGTTTTCTTACAAGAGCGTTGTATTCCAGCATATCTTTATCACGTGCAAAAGATAATTGACTTTCAAATATATTATCTAGAGCTGTACCCGATCTTTCTACGCCACTTTTAGCAAAACCAACTTTAACTGAACCAATATATTTTTTTTCTTGATCCTCTAAATAAGGTAAGTCATAGTTTTGATAAACTTCGAAACCTGTTTTTGCTGCTTGCTCTTTAACTGAAGCATTATAATCTTTTTGTGCCTTATTAAACTTACCTATTTGGTAAGCCATTTGACCACCCATTAAATCACCAATAAAACTCATCTAAAAAATCCTCGCATATCTATAATAATCTGATCCATCGGGACCATAGTTTTTCATTAATCCTTCTTGTTTTAAACCAAGCCATTCAGCAAATCGTAAAGCTAATTTACTGTCTGCCTTTACACTTGTTTGTAATCTTTTTATTTTATTATTCAAACACATCATTTCCGTACGTTGCTTGATAACTTTAGCTAACGTAATCGGGTAACGATGAATTTCATGTGTAGCTAAAACCCACCCCTCAGCTACGTTATCCCACAGCGGAAAGATACCGCCTGCCGCAATGGGTTTGTTATTGACTATACCCGTAAACGACATTCCAATTTCTTTTAAAAAATACGCATACTTTTTATGATGCGGTAATATTTCTAAAAATTCATCGTTCATTCTTTGAGATACAATGTATTCAGCATGTGCGTTCTCAAAAGGTATAATTAATACTTTAGACATTCTCCGTTTCTAGTCTCGGATAAATACCTAAGATAGTCATTGGCAAAGCTTGAGGTTGTTGTACATAAACTAAACCTTCTGTGCCGTAGTCACTATCAAATTCTATAAATTTATCTCCTGTAAATAATGGAACAGGTAAATCCATAGAAGCCGAACTGTCTCTAAAATCTATAGCTGTTAATGAATATACATTGGGTCCAACGCTAGCTCCAACTGTCTCGTGAAATCTAACAGATAAGTCGTATATTCTTTTTACTTTTGTTTGTGTTGTTTCTGTAAAACCTTCATCTAATCTCATCGTTTGTAGATCAGAAGAATATTGTAAACCAACAACTGCTTCTTCTATTGAAGTATCGATTGTAATACTTCCGCTGCTTACAGTTTTAGATGCTTGTACTGCGCCTTCTCCAACTATCGTAAGCTGCTCTCCCTCTAAATGTGATAACCCAGTTAATGTTGTTGTAGGATCTCCAGCGTATTTGAGACCGCTGTCTACATAATGAAACTCTGTAAGATCACTATTAAAATTAAAAGGTTTTAGATATTCTACATATCTTTTTGTAGATCCATTAATATATCTTTGTACAATTAAATAAACTTGATCTTCGTCTGTTTCTCCCGAAATTACAGCAACGCTTTCTGCTTTAGCGTTTAATAATATTTTATCTGTCTGTTCTGAACTATGAGCTGAAGTTAAATTAACTTTAACTGTAGATAAAAAACTTTCATTAGTAAATAATTGAAATTGATTATCGTCTATTTTATTTATAAAATATTTTGTATTTTCTGATAATCCACTAATAGCTGTTCCAGTATTATTATAATAAATAAAATCACCTGTATGGAAACCATGACTATCTGAATAAATAATATCAGAGTGTACGTTAACTCCCTGGTATATTGCTTGAGCTGTATCTGAACCAGGAGCGGAACTTAAATTTATAGCTGTCCCACCATTAGCGTTTGTTACTGTAGTAGCTAATTTAATTGTATTAGCATCTACAGATATTACAAAATAAACTGAGCTTGTATTTAATCCACCTATTAAATTAGATGCAGCTGAATAGTAAACTGGATCTCCAGTAGCTAATCCATGGCTTGATAATGTAATCGTATTGTTTGTTGTGTTTACAGTTGTGCTGTTAGCTGTAAAAGAAATTTTTTGTTGTTTAATAGTTTTACCGCTATCAGACTTACCACCTAAAACGTGTCTATGCCATGCTGTAACTTTTTGTAGTCTGTTGTAAGTAAATCCAACTAACAATCCATCATTTCTTACACACCATGCAATAGTATATGGCTCTTGTTGGTAATCCATCTGAACAATACCGCTCTCTGTAATATGTTCTGCTAAAATAGTAAGATCGGGAGCCTGGTAACTATCACTATCAAAATTATAAGCTAGCTCTCTAATTTTTCTTTTAGCTCTTTGTAAAAACAAAGTAGCATTACCAATCGATAACGCATCAACACCAGCTGATCCATAGTTAGATTGTTTTCTTATATTAATATTAGATGGTGTAATAGCATCTTGAGCTGAACCCGAACTAACAGCGTACTCACCTCCAGTTGTCATTACGATTAATGTTCTTGTAGCTTTCAATGCTTGAATGACGTTTACCTGGTTTGATGCAATAGTATAAACCATAGCGCTATCTGCATCTGTTCCACCTGTCATATTTTCATAATCACCCGACTTAGAAAAAAATAATGTTTGTGGTTGTGATGTAGTTGCAGCAAAAACTAATCTCTGTTCAAAGAAAGAAACGCAAGATGGAAAACCAGTTGTTGTAGAAAAAGCTCCTAACTTCCAATCTTTAGTTGCTGTTGTGTTATCAAAATCATCTAACACATTAGCAGTTACTACAGTAGCTGAAGTAAAAGCTGTTATCTTAGCGTAACCATTTGAAAAATTTATAAGTCTGTCAACGTCTGTTGAAACAAAAGCATTAGCACTTGCGGTTATTGTGATACTTGAGCCGCTTGTGGCACTTGGGGTCATTGTGGTATTTGTGGTGTTTACGTCAAGGTAGGGTCCATCGGTGAACTCTACTTCTGTCAAACTCCATGATGTATGACCTGTTCTAGATAATTTTCTTGTAGCGTGGTTGTTGTGAGTTATGTACATGATGTCAGCACTTTGTGCGAACTTAATATCAAACAACTCAGCTGTTAAATAAGGTGATGCTATTTCATAAGCTGATCCTGCCGATTGGATCTGTCCCTCATCTTTATAAAATCTAATATACTGGTTACCAAACTCTAAAATGTAAGTTTGTTCAGTAGAAAACTCAAAAGGTATTAATCTTGTTTTAGCTGCACTATTTTTTATTTCTGCAATATGATATGTGCCTGGTCGTCTAGTAACGGGACCATGTGGTAATACAACAAAATTTTCTAATCGCGTACAGCCATTAAAGTATTTTTGAAAATCTGTACGACCTTCCATTTGTGGTGAAAGCTCACCAGCAGTAAAGCTGGGAACTGATAAAAGTTGTTTACCCATTTTAGTATCTACTATTTATAAAATCGTCTGCTTGTATCTGATCTACTGGTCCCAATGTAGGATCTGTATTTTGTCCCTCTCCAGCGTCAGCATGTCTAGCTTCAGATAGTTTGAATTGGAATTTTTCGTTAAAAGTTTTTGCTATACCAATGTTAGCAGTAATTGAATATGCAATATCAGCAGCTAAAGCAGCTGAAATAGTTTCTCTTAAAAGTATATCCATTTCGTTAGGATCTGTAACTTGCGATACATAAACTAAAAAAATAGAAGCTTCGTTACAAAGTATTTTTCTACCTTCTACTTTGAAATTACTATCGTGAGCGTTTAAATGTAAAACACGTAAACAATCAGCAGGTAAAGTAAACTGATAAGAAAAACCATAAATAGGTGTATCTGTATCTGCTGCAAGCTTTTGCCTTTTAACTAAACTATTCCAAGGATGAGATCTAAACACACTATCTCTAACTGTGTTATATCTTGCATTGCAAAGTCTGCCATTCTTAGAATTTTCTGTTAATGCAGTTATCGCCTGCGCGCCTAATTGCAATAAAGCTGAGTTACATATTTCAATTACTGATGCCATATTAATTTACCTTTTTTTCTTTTTAGGAAAGCCAGCTCGCATATTTGCGTAAGCTTTCTTTGTAATAGTTGATCGAGATTTTGGTCTCGAAATACCTTTACGTTTTCTTGCGTTAATGTTTGCGTATAATCCTCTTTTAGCCATAACTTTTCTTTCTTGATTTTTTTAGCTTTTTAAAGTCAGCACCTGTAATCCTATTTCTAGGTTTTGAGACACGTGCTATTTTCTTTTGTTTTGAAGAAAGTTTCTTCATGTGTTCTCCTTCAATGTTAGATTTGGATAAGCGGGATTGCTCCCGCTTACCTTAGTTTACTGATTACTCATTACATGGAATTAAGAATACTTTTTCTTCTTCCATTCTTGTAGCACCAATAGACATGCAGTAGTACACTTGTGTAGCGTACGACTTGTCTGCTCTTTCAGAAATTTTTGCTGAAACGTCTTTACCGATTGCTAATTTAATAGCATCTTCTGTAAATGCGAAACATTTTCTGTCAGTAGTGTTTGTGCCATCTAATGATAGTCTAGTTGACATAATGAAGTCGAAGCCTAAGAATGAATTTACTTCACCCGCAGCTAAAGCACGAACTGTATTAAAATCCGCGTTTGTTACTTCAGTTGTAGCTAAAAGATCTTGGATCTGTTTTGGTCCCGCTACCACGTACCTTTTAAGGCTTGGGTCTACTGAACCATTATCAAAGAAAAATTTAGCTTGTCTTAATTTTGCAATAGTCATTCCATCTGATTGGTCTGATGTTGCAAATTTAGAAGATGATGGAAGCGGTGTTGATGTGCCTCCAGCTACTCCTGTGTCTGCAGCTGCATCGAACGCTGCAATGATTACATCATCGATTGATCTGTTCATTGCTGCTGCTGCTGCTTTTGCGTATGAGCTTGTTGGATCTATAAGCATTCTAACTTTATCTTGATCGTCGATTAAGTCAGCCCATTCATAGTCTGCTAAGCTTACACGTCTCCTAGCGTGGGGTGTATTTACCTGCGGAGTATTGCCGTGTCTAGACGATCTTACTGATGCTGCAGTAGCTCCAATTTGATCGAAAAACGCGTTTTTACCTCTAACAGTTTCAACATCCACAGCGCCTCTTAATTTACTTCCCATTTGTTGAGAAAGCATTGTTACGTTAGACGAATACTGCTCAACGAAAGAAGTTGTTATTTGAGTTGACATGTTATGTCTCCTTCTTTGTTAGTGTTGATTGAATATTCGGCTGATTATCCTTACGGGTCGTGCCTAAATTTTAGATCTTGTGGATCTAAGTCTTTCCTTATGTCAACTAGGGTCTTGCGATTATCCTAGTGTTTTTCGGCTTATAGAGAACTTTTTTGATCTCGTAAAGCCAAAACTTCTTCGACAGCTTCATCGTGATTAGGATGGTTTTTATCCCAGTAAGCTGAACCTTGAGAAGTTAGCTCCGCGATTTGTTTGTCGATTTGTTTCGGTGTTAAGTAAGCTGGTCCCGAAGCTTGCATAATTTTATCTTCGCCCATTTGTTCTGCTAACTTAACTAAACCTCTTACTAAAGCTGGATGATCTCCAACCTTTGTTCCATCTGCCATCGGTGAGTTTAAGAAAGCTGCATCGATGGATGAGTTTGCTAAATTTTTAGCTTGAGATATTTTCTGATCGTAAGCTTGACCATATTCCATTTTTAACTCTCTTGTAGAGTTTTCTCTGAAACTCATTGCTTTATTATCAGCTTCACCCATGCTTTTATTAACTAGATCATTATAAAAGTTTACAATACCTGCAGCTTGCTGCGGAAGTAAACCAAGGTTATGAGCATTTTTAGAAAACTCTTTTAATGTGTTTTCATCTACCTTAGCATCTTGTGGTAGCTCATATTTATATTGATCAGGTGATTTTGGTAAACCTAGTTTTTCATAAACTATTTTCCAATCATCCTCAGTTGCGTATTTATTTGGTACAGCTATTTTATCTGCGCCTACCATTTTCTGAGCATGTATATAGCTC